GGCACCGGCTACGTGGACTGCCTCGTCCGTGACACGTGGATGTGACTTCCCCATCTTTTCCCCCATTCGTTTTCCTTTCCCCTATTCGTATTTTTTTGGAGGTCTGATCATGGCTACCACCGCATTGGGCATCGCACCGGATTCGAGCGGCGCGGGCGTCACGCCATTGACGCACAGGCAGATAATCCGCGCCCACTGGGCCAACACCGGCATCGTGAGCGGGTTGAACGTTTCGGGTCGAGGCGACCTGACCTACAGCGTCGGGGCCGGCATGGCCGTATGCTCCCGCGGCGACGCGGACGGATACACGGAAGCGTACTGGGCCGGAGGCCAGACCCCCGCCGTGAGCGCCACCGGAAGCCAGCCGCGCATCGACTGCATCTGGATCAGGGCCAACGACCCCACCCAGGGTGATGCCGACAACCATGTGGTCATCGGCGTCACGCAGGGCAACGCCTCCCCCACTCCGTCCGTGCCGGGCGTGCCGGCAGGCGCTACCCGCATAGGCATCCGTCTCATGCCCGCTCACGCCACTTCCACGTCGGGCAGCACCATGTACCGGTCGGCCACCTACGCGGTTCCCTCCGGCGCTTCGCTCGGCAGGCTCGCCATCGCCCGTTCGACCGCCGACTATCCGATTCCCGAGGACAAGGATTCGGCGGGCAAGATGGTCTACCACCAGTTGCTGCGCATCGACTTCGCGGTGCCGACGAAACGTCTGGTCACCGTCGAATGGAAGGCGTCGGCCACGGTGCCCTCCGGCAGCGGCGACGACGCGAACAAGCCCATGGGCAGCTATTTCATGCAGATTCGCCTGGACGCGAAGGTCATCAACGACACGCCCACCACGAACCCGACCGTGGTCGGCCCCTGCGACGAGATTATGGCGACCCGCTACAGCGCCCCGTACACGGTTTCCTATGACGCCGAGGTCAATGCCGGAGCCCATCAGGTCGCCGTCTGGGTGGCCGGCAACGCCGATGGGCTGACCTATCCGGTCACCATCCACGGCATCCACCAGCTGCGCGTCAGCGATTCCGGGGTGGCGGACTAGTGAGCTGGCGAGCCTACATCGCGGACACCATCACCGGCCAGCTCATCGCCCCCATCGACATCCCCTCGTTCGCGTGGAGCATATCGGTGTCCGATTCCACGCTTTCCACCACCAAGGACAAAGGCGCCGGCGAATACGACGCCAGCGGCCTGACGCTGCCGTGGACGAGCGTGCCCGGCAGCACTCCTGCGGAACGGGTGGCCATGCTCGCGCAGGACAAGCGTTCCATCGTCCTGTTCTGGAAAACCAGCCTCGACCCGCAGGACCTCGGCACGCCCATCCTCATGGGCTCGATCAGCCCCCGCACCGACTCGTGGCAGGACACCAGCTTCACGCTCAACAGCGTGATGGAGCTGCTGGACTCGCGCATCCTTGTACGAGAGAACACGTATGGCAGGGCGGCGAACAGCACGACCAGCGACGAGTTCACTCTGCACGGCTCGTGGCGGGGCATCGCCGCGCAGGTCGGCTACATGTGCACCGACATGAAACCGGGAGGCCGACTGCCCATCGACTGGAACAACCGCGGCGAATCGGGAAACCATTCCATGGATTTCAAGGGCTTCGACGCGGGCAACCAGTCGTGCCGCCAGATACTCGAATCCATCGCGAACACCGAGAACGGCATCGACATGCAGTTCCGCCCGTATCTCGCGGGCAACACCGTGCGATTCTCTTTCCAGGCCGCGTCCGACGGCGACGTGCATCTGGGCCAGTCCACCGTGCACCGGCTCTACTGCCGCCGATACGGCGGCGACCTGGAGAACGTGACCATCGACCACATCGGCCCCGTGATGCGCGTCTATGCCGCCGGTGCCGGCAGCGACAAGGCTCAACTGGGCTATCTGGCCGAGGATCTGAGCCTGTGCCTGCAATCCGACCCATGGCCGTTGAGGGAGATGACCCTCTCCAACACGGACACGGACAAGGCCGAGCAGCTGGCCGCCTCAGCACGCGGGAACCTGAACGCGAACCGGCTGCCACTCATGCAGATCAAGGGCGAAGTCAACGTGAACGACCATGATTCGACCGGACTGCCCGTCAACCCTTTGGGCTCGTTCTGGCCCGGCGAACGCATGGAGATCGCGCTCGACGGCTTCCCCGGCATGAACGACGGCATCTACCAGACCCGCCTCATGCAAATGAGCGGAGACGAAACCGCGCAAGTCAAGCTCACGTTCGACGTGATGACTGACCCTATCAGATAAGGAACCGCACATGGCAGTGCATACCGAAATCGTGCCGTCCGGGGACCCCGCGCTCGGCATCGGACTGGAAGCGTTGAGGCTCGCCCGAATGCGCATGACCTCCAACGCTGGCAGCAGCTACTGGCCGATGGGCGACGGCACTGGAATACTGGCCGGCCAGCAGGCCGGTGACCAAGGGCTCGTGCTGGTGGACCAGCACGGCAACAGGATGCCGCTCATCGACACCACGGAAATCTCGCAGAAGGCCGACGACGCCATATCCAAGGCCAACGCGGCCGTCGACGGCATGGAACAGGTGCGAGAGGACGCGGAAAACGGCGTGAAGGAGGCCAAGGACGCGGCCGCCAATGCGGATTCGAAGGCGCAATCCGCGATCGACGGCATGCAGTCGGTGCGCAACGAGGCCGTCAAAGGCGTGAAGGAGGCCAAGGACGCGGCAAGCACCGCGCAATCCACTGCCGCCTCCGCCGCGTCGAAGGCCGACAAACTCGCCACGGAATTGGATGGCACGAAGGCGATCGTAGAACGGCATACGACCAAGTTGGGCGAGGTGGAGACCAAGGTATCCAACAGTGTCGAGCACGCGGACCAGGCGCTCTCCGCGTCAACGCAGGCCGTGCAGACCGCGAACTCGGTCAAGACCACCGCCGACCGGGCATACGATGACGCGCAGTCGGCGCTCACCCAGTCCTCCACGGCCGTGCAGACCGCCGGCGAGGTCAAAACCACCCTCGAAACCAACTATTTGTCGAAGAAGGATTCCGACGCAGCATACGCGAGCAAGTCGGAGCTGAAGCAGACCTCGGACGGGATCACCAGCACGGTCGAGAAGACCTATGCGACCAAGAGCGCGTTGGAGGCGTTGCGGAACATCGCGGACAACGCGGTGGAGACGTGGACCGGATCGCAGAAGCCTACCGCGTCGAACGCGCCCGCCTCGACGTGGGCCACCGACCAGCTGCGGAAGCAGCATGCGGGCGACGTCTACTACGACACGTCAACCGGCTACTCCTACCGTTGGGGCAGCACGGACGGGGAAACGTATGCGTGGAGCCTGATCAAGGATTCCGACATCACGAAGGCGATAGCCGATGCGGCAAAGGCCCAAAGCACCGCGAACGGCGCGCAGAAGGGCGTGGACAGGCTCGACGCGGACATCCCCGTCACCTACAGCACGAAATCGGAACTGAGGCAGACCAGCGAGAGCTTGACCGCGAAGGTCACCGAAGCGCAGCGCGTCGGCCAGAGCGCCTTGGACAAAGCCACTACTGTCGAACAGACCGCTAATGGTCTTAAGACAACAGTTCAGGAACAGGCACAGACCATCAAGGGGCAGACCACAACCATCGGCCAACTCACGCAGAAGGCCGACTCATTGACCTCGTCGCTCACGCAGACGAACCAGAACGTGGAGACCGCGCAGTCCACGGCGGATACGGCCATCAGCCGCGCCAGCAAACTCGAACAGACTCTCGACGGGTTCAAAACCAGTGTTTCCCAGACGTATGAGACCAAGGCGGATTCGCTGAAAAAGCAGTCCGCGTTGGAGCAGAACCTGAACGGGTTCAAGACCAGCGTGAGCAACACGTATTTGTCGAAGACGGACGCGTCGAAGACGTACAGCACGAAGAGCGAACTCACGCAGACCAATGAGAGCCTGACCGCGAAAATCAACTCCACGGCCACCACGGCGAACAACGCCTTGAGCAAGGCCGCGAGCGTGGAGGCCACCGCGAACGGTTTGAAGACCACCGTCTCGGAGCAGGCCACCACGCTCAAGGGGCACACGAGCACGATCGGCCAATTGACGGCCAAGGCCGACTCATTGACCTCGTCGCTCACGCAGACGAACCGGAACGTGGAGACCGCGTTGGCGAACGGCGCGGAGCTGATACGCAACCCGGAATGCGATCGCACGCTCGGCAATCCCGACGGCTGGACGAACGGCCTGACCCTATCCGCATCGGGAGCACCGGAGGGTGCCCCGGCACCGACGTACGGCAAGCTCTCCGCGCGTGACACGACCAACGGGTCCAAAGTGCTCAGACGCGGGCGAACCTACCGGTTCAGCGCGTGGATGGCGCACGATTCCACTGCGAAGAAACCTGCAGCCCTCGGCTGCTTCTACCATGAATCTAACGGTAACGGCCACTGGGATACGGCGTTCAGAGTGCCGACCTCCCAGTCCGGATGGAAACAATGGTCCGGGGACCTCACGATTCCCAAAGCCGCGCGGGAGGACGCGATCGTATGGCTTCAGGTGGGCGGCGCGAATGGCAGCGCGGATGTGACCGGCTGGTATTGCACCCTGCTGAGCATACGCGACGTCACCGAGGCCAAGAACGCGCAGACGACGGCGGATACGGCCATCAGCCGCGCCAGTACGCTGGAACAGTCCCTGAACGGGTTCAAGACCACGGTCAGCCAGAACTACGAGACCAAGTCCGACAGTCTGGCGAAGAAGACCGCGTTGGAACAATCCCTGAACGGGTTCAAGACCAGCGTGAGCAACACGTACCTGTCGAAGACGGACGCTTCGAAGACGTACGCGACCAAGAGCAGCGTGGAGCAGACCGCGACGAGCATTAAAAGCTCGGTGTCGGAGACGTACGCGACGAAGACCACGGTGCAGAACCTGAGCACGACGGTCACGCAGACCAAGGAAAGCCTGACCGTCAGCATCAAACAGGCGCAGACCACGGCGAACACGGCGAACGGGAACGCCACCAACGCCCAATCCCGCGTCGGCTCATTGGAGGCGTGCATCAGGATGACCTCCTCCGGCGTGAGAGTCGGACAGATAAAAAACGGGTCGTTCGTCGGATACAGCGCGCTCGTGTCCACAAGCGGCAGTTTCCAGGTGATTGACAATATTGGCAACAAAGTCTCCGAACTGAACGCCGGCAGCGTGCTCAGCTATGACAACGGCCGAACCGTATGGTCCATCAAACAAGAAGGTCAGACCGTCACGCTTGACTCGTATGCATCACCGCTGAAGCTGGCGTCGTCGGATCTCTATTTCCTCCACTACCCCAAGTACTCCAGCAATAACCACCTCGCCTGTCCGGTGTCGGGTCAGTTCAAGGGCGCCACGAACGTGAACGGCGTTGCCGTCATCACGCACAATCTCGGATACATCCCCACCCTGAGCATCACCCCCGGCCCATGGGACGGCATCGGTGAACCACAAGGAAAACTGTTCCGCCCGGTCATATGGGACTGCACAACGACGACTGCCCAAATCCGATTCGTCAGAACCGACACCAACCAGTGGATCGACCGGCAGCCCGTCGCCTTCCACTGGTACGCAATCTGATTTTCGAGAGGAAACATCATGCCAGACAAGACCACGGAACCAGCCATGCAGGTCATCGACCTACGCCCACCGGATGACGGCATCCTCGCCCAAATGCTCCGACTCGGACTCCGGTTCGACCATTCCGACGACGGGTCAAGCCAGTCATGGATAGACCCGGAACGGCAATTGAGAGCCGATTTCGCCGGCGTTGATGCCGAAACCGTTGTTTTCACGGATTTACAGACCCGGCTCTGCACGGAGGTGCCCGCCGCGAATCTGCCTCGAATCTCGGACATCATCACATGGCAATCCGCCCAAGGGTCGGAGGACTGATGGATTGGGACGCGATCATAGGCGGACTCATGTCAAGTCCGCTGCTCCTGCTCGCCATGGCCGTCATCGGCAAGCTATGGCCGGACACGCTTCCCACGTTCTCCACATGGCTCTACTCCCACGTGGATCCCGGAAAACTGCCGTTCGACAGCGAGATGAACGCGCATTGGGCTCAGTCGCGCGAACTCGGTGAACGTCTCGACCGGTTCGAGGCGAACCAGCACGAGGTGCAGAAGGACACCATCAAGAACACTCTGCTGACCCTCATGTCGGATTCGACGCGAGACCACAGCGAGGCGATCCGCTACGAACTCGACAAGCTCAAGGCCATCAACGCGGACTGCTGGGTCGTCGACGCCGCCGAACAATACCTCCTCGACCGCGTGAAACGGTCGTGACCATCAAACCAAAACCCAACAGAAGGAGATCAATCATGGCAAACACCGCCAAAGCCGACCACAAGGCCACCTCGAACATGGCGAAGCTGACGCAGGAGCGAGTCAAGGCCATCGTGCTTTTGATCGTGCAGCTGTTCTCGGTCGTCCAGACCGGCCTGAGTCTGGCCGGCATCAGCCAGCTGCCATTCACCTCTGACCAGGTATCCACCGCCATCACGGGCGTGATCGCCGTCATCACCAGCATCTACGCGTGGTGGCGCAACAACAACATTACCGCCGCCGCGGTCGCCGGCCAGCGGATCACGGATCGCGTCAAGGCCGGCGCGCAATCCAGCCTGACCAGCATCGACCCGGAGCTCATGCCCACCGCGATCCAGCTCGACGCGTCGGGCATCGACCCGGACGTGCTCACCCTCATGGCCGCAAACGCCGCCAACGATACCGACGCCAGTGACGTGGAGGAGTCCAAGTGAGCCGCTTCGACCAATGGGCCGCCTCCAACACGGGAGCATGGCGCGACCTCGACGGAGCCTACGGGGCGCAATGCTGGGACCTTTTCTGCGCATTGTGCGTCGACCTCATGGGTGCCAGCGTCAGCGACTGCCATACCGCGCGCTCCGGCAAATGGGCGGGCTGGGCCGGCAGCCTATACACGGGATTCCCCACCACCGATTGGATCGGCCGGCACTTCACGCGCATCCCCGCCTCGCAGCCCGGTTTGAAGGGCGACGTCATCCTCTGGGGCGGCGACGCCAACCACCCCTGCACTCACGTGGCGATCCTCCTGGCCGACGTGAGACCGGGAGCCAGCCCGTACGTGCTCGCCCAGAACGCGGGAGCGACCATGAACGCGCGCCGCATGTGGGAGACGCCAGCCAGCCTCGGCTACCTGCGGCCGAAAGACCGCAGCTTCATCACAGGAACAACCAACAAGGAGAACAATGATATGAACGGTCTTGCATGCATCGTCCAACTTAACGACGAAAACGGCTTGCACTATTTCGACGGGAGCAGGCTCCACCCGCTCAAGGACCCGGACGACGTGGTCGCGTTGAACATGGTCGCCAAGGCGACCATCGGCCACGACCTGCCGGCCCTCAAGGTCGGCAACAACCGGGCACCGTTCGGCACGCGACTACGCGAAGCAGTCGAAGGCTAAAACGCCCACTGAAACGAAAACCGCCCCTCCCCCAGCAGCAACGCTGGACGGAGGGGCGGTTTTCGCGTATCCGCGCGATCAATTGGATGCGTTTATGACCCAAGCATGATCTCCGCTGGAGATGATCTTCACGGCATTCGATTGGTGAAAAAGAATCATGAACACATGATGGATGGAAAGAACCATATCCTGTATGACGTCATCATCCTCAAGCGTCTTGACTATAAGTCCCATGCTTCTGGCGGTGTCGATGGAAAAATGCCTGTCATGCATGCCCGAATCCGCATGGGAGGTAAGACGGCTAACGACCTCATCTACCTTTTCCGGATTCTCCGCAAACATGTTTTCCTTTAGACTCTTCGAGAGAATCTCAGCCGATACCCTCAAGGCTTTCTCGCTCTCGCCGATGTAGGCGGGAGGATATTTCCCGATGATAGTGCCCCAGAGGGCGGCCATGCCCGGGTCTTTTCTTACCGATTCCACGGCCTTTTGAAACTCCTCCACGATTCCGCTTGCCGGGGTGCCGCCGAACTGGGGGTCGGTCGGGCCAATCGATGACTGACGTCCCATGTATATTTCCCGGCAGGCGCAAGCCATCATGGTTCCGCCCGACATAGCAAGCTGTGGGACAAAGGCAACCATGTCTCGACCAAAGCAACCATGCAGATAGGATATGACGGATTCGGTGGCCGCCACCGCACCACCCGGCGTGTGAAGAACCAGATCAAGTCCCTTTGACCGGTCCATGTCCTTGACGGCGTTCATGAAACCGTTCATGTCCAGATCGTTGATACCGGTGTCATCACGGTTCGGCTTCTGAAGCCAGCTGGAATAATAGCAGATCACGTTTCTGCCACGTTTTGCGGAGAACGCGGCGATGCGTTCCCGAATCATGTGATCCAGCACGGACTCCTCGCCGTTCTGTTCCCGGCTGTTCACCTCGTCCAAGGTCTCTCCCCACGATGGCAT